GTGTCTTTTGACAACGATACGTTTTTGTATTTGCTTATATCAGTCATATATTATATCTTACCTTTCATAGTTAACACACTATATAGGATATTATCTTAAAAAGTCAATGATTAAAATATTTTTATTTATGTATATTTGTAGCACCGTTCCAGGCAATGAGTGCCAACTGGTGCCTATTAAAAACAATAGTTTTAATGATGTGTATGATTGCACTATTTATGGTTATCAATACTCTAGTGATTTAATTAAAGACTTTGATAGAGAATTTGTAAACAAACATGGTGCTTACACTAAGTTTATATGTGTCCCGCAACCTACTATCTAATTACAAATACAACCGTAAAATTTTTTAATATCGCTTGTAAATTTTTCTCGAAGTATATCACACAAACTAAAACAATCTACAATTTCAGGTTTTGCTGCACCTTCAAACATTGCTTTTGTTACAGGATACAAATGATACAAACCATCGTATAAAATAATTATATCCATTAACCAAAAATATTTATAATATGATTTGGTTTCTTTTTTTTATAATGCACAGATTTTTCTCCACGACTTGTGCCTTGTGATATTATTTTACTTATATTTGGTGCTTTTAATTCTACTTCAACACCATATCTTGTCCAGGCTTTCTTCATTAGATTTAACTCTAATACAAATGTAGACCACTGACTTTGTGATGTACCTTTTACGTTTAATGTTATTGTTTTCATATTTCCTCACTTTCTAATTAGGAAGATAGGATATTATATGAGGTTTGTCAACCCTGTCCTAAATATCTTCTTTGAGATTGTTGACGTTTTTCGGACTTATTAAGGTTTTTTTTATGTTGTCTGGGCCCACGTTTTTTAGGTTGGTCTCTTTTAATATAATGTGAAAAATTTTGTTTAGCCATTAGTTTTTTACTTCATCATATTGTTCTAATTGCACTGGTATATAACTTATTTTACCATTAACTTTTTGCTCTATGTCTCCACCACAACTCATACATCTAAAAAAATCATTAACTATAGATATTAATAAAGAATGTTGATCACAATGTGGGCAAATACCATCTACCATTTTAGCATTTTTTATTATATCTGAAAATATTTTTTTTCTATCCGACAACTTTACCGTCCTTCCATTCCATATCAGGAAGGCCCTCACTGTATTTCTTACCATCAAAGGTTAGCACTTGTTTTCTATTTGAACCTGATTCGTGATAAGATATGTGGACCCATCCCCCTGCAGGATCGTCTTTGTCAAAGTACTCCATGATCAGCTGATCAAAATCTACGTTGTTTTGTAGCCAATAAGCTGTTTTAATGTTGGGCACCGAATTAATTTCTAGGTCGACCGCTTGCCCCTTGGCATGCTGCGATGTCTTTTTGCTGCCAATCGCTTCGCAAAGCGCCTCGCTCCGATATCCGCTGGTAATTGTAACAGGCTTGTCAAAATGTGCCCGTAGCGGTTCTAAAACCTCATAACATAAGTCACCTAAACTTTTAATCTCACCCGCTCCAGGTGTATTGTCTATACCCCTACGTGTTGCAGTCATTGATTTTGTCATCTCTTCTAAAGTAAAATGTTTCGATAATTGCATGATAAATTTTTTATTGAGATAGTGGATTGCTTGTGCTTACTTTAATTTCTTCCATCTGCACTTTTAATAATTTTATTTCAGTTTGTAATACTTTAATATCTGTTTTGCTGTGTGCGTGTGATGTATTGTGTGTGTGAGATGTATCTGCATTTTCTAATGCTTTAACTTTTTCTTCCAATACTTTTATTTCAGATAAAAAACTCATATCAATACCTTTAGAGGCACCTTCTAATACATCTATCTTAGTCATAACCTCACCATACTTAACAAACCCGCCACCAATTGCAATAATTGCGGCGATTAGTGCGGCTATGCCAGCTAGTTGATCCTTAAGATTTTTCATTTTTCAATGTTTCCAATTCTATTAAAAGCTGTTGTTTCTTATTATTTATTATTCCAAGCTTACGTGATTTGATACCTATGATATCATTATCAGTATAACTTGCAAGAGTCTTATCAGCGTAAATTAACCTATTATCTATAAGGTTTAATTGCTCTAAATAGATGTTTTTTGGTACATAAAACGCTACATTATATAAGTCTAATGATAGCTGATCTTCTACCATTGCATCCATTTTTATTAAATTTTTTAGTTGTAGATTCTTTAAAGGGTCCTTAACTTTTTCATCTACTTTAGCCATAACTTTTGCTAACTTTGGTTTGATAGTTTCTTTCGATTGTACTTTTTTTTGTTTGGCACTACCTTGCTTTGAAACAACGGATGTTGCAGTAGTCTTGCTAGTAGGTTTCTCTTCTTTATTTTTTTCTGGCTTATTTTTTTCTTCTACCACACTTGGTTTTTCTTTACTACTCCCTTGACCATTAGGAGTTGGAGGTGTCATTGCTGTTTCAGTTGCCCCTGGCTCCTTGCTGCTCGGTTCTTGCTTCTCGGCAGGTGTTGCTTCTACCTTGGCTTTAGGTTCTTCTTCGGGTGGTTCTTCCATAGCAGGAGGTGGGGACATCTCTTCCATAGCTTCCATAAAACTCATACCTTCTTCTTTTACCATAGCAACCATTTCTTCTTTTAATGTTTCAATAGGCATCTCTTTCATCATTGCTGTTACCATTGGTGATTCCATTACAACAGCACCTGTTGTACGTGATGCTATTTCAAATGTTATTTCTTTATTTTCTATATTAACTTCTAGCCTTGTACCTTCTTCCAGGTTACCAGATAATCTAAACTCTTCTTCTATCTTAGATTCAAGGCCCGATATAATGTCATAAATTTCATTCTCTGTGAGATCAACAGTATCTAATGCTTCGTTAATGTCTTCAATCTCTTGCACTGATAATGGTTCATGATCTTCAATTGGAAAATCTAACCTTAATTCTGCACCTAGTAAATTTGGTCCAAGGTTAGCTGTACTGGTATTTAATGAGCCATCATAACCTTCCCAATACCATTCGTATGATGCTGCACCTGTACCATTGTAAACAAGGTTATCTACGTTTTTTACACTATTACTATTATAACCAGAGTCATCTAATCTTGTAGTTGTCATCTGAGCAAGCGTGTTGCCAGCTGCATCTTTTATTTTTACATGTAGTTTGTAACTATCTTGTGCACCATTTGATCTACCACAAGGAGTGGCTGAGCCTCCCCATTCACAATTTTGCATACTAATAAAACTGTTTAATTGTATCCCCGAATCTAATTTTCTTGGTGTTGCAGTGTATGTTGTACTAGCCTCGACACCTGTCACACCAACTAATGTACCACTTGCGCCTACTTTCATTTGATAACTTGCTTCTAACTCATTATTAAAAGCTGTACCACATGCATTATTAACTTGTGTTGGACAGGTAATTGTAAAACCATTGTGTGTAGAATTGTTTGTTAGTGCACCTGTAGATCCAGATTGTACGCCATCTAGATCAAATTGATCCAGGCTAGATGATGTTGTGCCTGCGTTTGGTAATATGTTTGTTGATGTTGCAGTGTCTTCATCCGCTAGTCCTACTGAACTAGAAAATGCACTTAGTGCATAGTAAAATAAAGCACAAAGTGCTAAGTATACTATCCACTTCATTTTAATATTAATTTAACAATTGATTTCTCACCCATGTAAATCTCTGTTTCTGCTTTTGATTTTATACATTGATAGTCTATACGACTTGTACCTGATCTCATAGCAATACGTTTAGCTTTTAAACAGGTAGACATAGAGTCTTGTATTCGGTGTTCCTTGATTTCTCCTGAGACGATCATTAAAAGGGCTACAACAATCTCTGTCATTTAATGGTCCCCATTACCATTTGCTCTAACCTTATCTTTTAATCTTTCTATATCTAATATTGCTTTTTCTAGTTGCTTATTAAGAAATTGTATATTGACTTTGTTAGTCATATTTTGTTCTTGAGTTATCTCTAATTTTTCAGTTGCTTTGTACAAACCTTCTATCAACATAAATTGTTCCTGGTCCGTGGGCAATTGTTCTGACTTCTTGAGTAGATCAGCTTGAAATAATTCTCTTGATGTCTCTAATGATGTTAGTCTAGCTGTAATTTCTGTGTAGGCCAGCACTCCCGAAACTGCAGCTGCGATAATCATGAGCATGTTCTTGACCGGCATGCTTACAGATGTATTTTCTGATATCTTCATTATTTATCTTCTCCCAGTAAAGTAGCTCGCATAATTAAAAAATTTTTAAAATCTATTTCTATTTGTTTTATTCGTTCTTCCATTGTTTTGATTTTATCGTTAGTAACAATAGTATTACCTTTATTAGTTTCTATGTTTAATAGTAAATGGCTTTGATTTTTTTGCATTCTAGCTATATACCCAATTTGATTTTTTAAATGAGTATCGTTAATTATTAAAATTTCAGTTTTATTTTTATTAATAGTTTCAGTTAAAGAAACAATGTACCTAACACCAGTAAATGAACCTACCAAAATAGATATAACTACAGGTATCATTACAAAATTCTTTTTAAATAACTTTGTAATGTTCATTTTTTCTTTTTCTTACATTTACAACGAGGTGCAAATAAAAAGCTATCTATACGTTGAAACAAAATATCAATAGCACCAAAAAATTTATATAAAAATTTATCTATCATTGTTTATGTACGCCCGTATCATTTTTAAATTTCTTGTTATTTTTCTTTTTTTCAATAGCTTCCATTTTAGCTTTTAATTTGTCTTGTTTATCTAAAGCTTTAGTCATTTCTTTTTGTGCTTTTAAATCTGCTTTCTCTCTGTCTTTAATACGTTTAATATATGTTTTATAATCAGGTCTTTCATGACCGTATCTAGACCACAATGCCATAGCTTCTTTACCAATTTTACCATCAATAGGGCAAACGGTACCGGCTGATATCATCGACTCAAATACACGTTCATCCTGGCAAAGGATGGCCACGGCTGCTACACGCATGCCAAAGTCATTAAGTATTCTTGCTAGTTTTAATCGTTCACAATTTTTATCAATAAAATGTTTCCCACCGCTAATACCAACGCCAAATGTTTGCACACCGATTGAGGCCCCTGTGCTACATACATCCTGTGTCATAGAATTATATGATGGCGCTGACGCTGTCGGTGGTGCTGATTTTATATTAGAATTAGATGTTGAATTAGTTGTTGTGTTAGAAGATGATCCAGTAGCGTAAGTCGTAGCTCCTCCTTCGTATCCACCTTCAATACTTGTGTTAGACCCACTTACGTTTGTTTGTGAAGTTGCTGAATGCGCTGGTCCACCAAATAAAGCTAACAAGGTTAGCATAAATATTAACAGAGCTGTGAATCTGTAATCCATGCGTAGGCCTTCCATTATTTTAAATATAATATTGCTATCGTTGCAATTACACAACATCTATACGTAAAAATTGTTTTATCAGATCTTGTATAAATTAATTTAATTTTATCAATAATTTTATCAATCATGTTTTTTTTCCTCAATCTCATAGAAGAACTTATCAGTATCTTCTGTTTTCCAGTTGCCTGAGTCCTCTACATTCCATTCATTTGTTTGAACTTTCCAGTCAGGAATATTGTCCTTAACTGTAAACGAAGGTAGATCCCAAATTATTCTATTGTTTGGCTGAGCCGCATAGTTGCCGTCTTCCAACGCAATTATGTGAGCGCACTTATGTTCGTGCGGTATTTCCGAATGATCGGTATCAAGTATATTAGTCTCTGGATGAGCAAAGTCAATAGTAAATAAGTATTTACCGTGATGCCATTTTTTATCTTTACCTATGTATTTACCAGATGCTGCACTTAGAAGATCAAATACAGTAACAGCAGGATAATAACTAAAACTATTCCAAAGCTGAAGTTCATCAAGTCTTTTGGTTGGAACAGCTTCCGGTTTAAAACCACGTTGAATAAAAGCCGTAATTGGTAAGCGATAAAATATTGCGCCGTTTTCCATGATAGCATGCCATAAAATAGCCCTACCACCCATGCATGTGATCCCAAAGATAATGCAGTCCTCAACTTCTCCGTGATGTTTTTTACAGTCATATAAATACTCTCTCCTTATTTGTGCGTAGGTTGCTGGTATGTTTGCATTTAAGTAAGCCATTCTTCGACACTATCATCAAAATCTCTGTAGTCTACTGTAATTTCGTCACCCATTTTAATGTTTTTTAATGCTATGCCATCATCATCTACACTAGGATTTATACTGTGATTTAAATATTTTTCGTTATCTATACCCATTACATATTCATTTTTTTTATCTTCATAAGCATGTGTTTCAATAAAATTAGCTAAAGCTAAAGGCATTTTTGGCATGTTTGTTGTATCAAATCTTAACTCAAATTCAGGCCTAGATTCTTTTATTTTTTGTCCTTTCATAACATTTTCTTTTGAAAATACTCCAACACCTTGTATTTTACTTTTGTCTAAGTATGTATTTATTAAAAACATTATGCTTTTATTTCTCCCCAACTATTTCCATGTTCATAATCAACTTTATTGGGAACTTTTAATGTAACAGCTTTTTCCATTATTTCAATTATTTGCTCGGCTTGTTTTTTGTCTACAACAGAAATATCTAATTCATCATGTATTTGTATGTGTGGCACAATACCCTCTTTGTATAAATCTAGCATAGCTTTTTTTGTCATGTCCGCTGCTGACCCTTGTATTAATTTATTTAACGCTTTGTAAGTATACGCCCTTCTAACTTTCGGTCTAATATTACTTTTAATTTGTTCTAATGTAATTTCGCCCATTTCAAGTTTATATTTGTTTCTTACTTTTTCTGTTTCAAATTGTTTAATTATAGATTTTTCTATTGCTTCCGCTTTGGTCATTGGAGGACTAAGAACCCCAGGAGTGTATTCATTTAATTCCCATTTATCAAATCTACACCTTCGTTTTAACAAAGTAGTAATATAACCAGAAGCTGCTGAGTCTTTCGCAGTGTTGCTCATTAGATTTTTAACAAAGGGAACATGGTCGTGGTATTTATTAAATAATGTTTCAGCTTCATCTTTAGTTACACCTAATTCAGCCTGTAGTTTTGCTTTACCCATACCATAAAATAATCCAAGATTAATAGTTTTAGCTTGCGTTCTAGAAATATCTGCCATGTCTGCTACAGTTTGATGAAAATCAAATGCTTTTCCTTTATCCTCATCAAAATTATGAAATTCATCAACAATATTTTTTACTTCTTTTGAATTACGAAGACCTTGACTTGAGGCCGCATAGTGTACAACTAACCTTGGTTCTTGTTGTGAGTAATCAAAACATCCCCACGTACAATTCTCTTCTGGAATAAATAAAGATCTAATCATAGGTCCTAGCTGCTTGTTTCTCGCTGGAATCTGCTGTAAATTTGGATTAGAGTATGAGAATCTACCTGTAACTGTGCCTCCACCCTCGCCTCGAATAGGGTTTATATCTGCATGTATCCTGCCTTTGTATTCATGTCTTATAATTGTATCAATAAATGTTGTATGTGACTTGTTTATCTCTCTAGCCTTTGCTATACATTGCACCATGGGATGTTCATGAGTAGAAAGAAAATTTTTAGTAAAAGAAGGTGCGTTTGATTTTAAAGTACGTTCATAATCTAACCCAAGTTTATCAAAAACTGTGGCAATGCTTCTTGCTGCCCATATCTGAGGTTCTATTCCTGTTTCTTTTTTTATTTTTAGGAGTAATACTTCTTCTTCTGATGCTAACTGTTTCTTTATTGTATGAGCTCTTTGAACGTCCACTCGAACGCCCTTAACTTTCATATCTATTAAACATGGGAATAACTGTGTCTCAAGATCAAACACTTGTGTAAGGTCTTGTTTTTTTATTTCTTTAGATAACTTTTTAAATAATTTTAAAGTTAATTCAGCATCTTGTTCTGCATAAGAACCAACGTCCATATCAGGTAGTTTCCACATCTCAGCTTTAGGATCTACTCCAGCTTTATGTGCAGCGTCTCTTAATGCTGTTTCATCTTTAACTTCACCTAAATATTCATAAGAAGCGCTATTTAAAGAATAAGAAAATTTATTTTCATCAACCAATGCAGCCATAACCATTGTATCTATAATGTGTCCATTAAATTTAACTCCATATGCTCGTAACCAACAGACATCATACATAGCGTTGTGAAATATTTTAGGAACAGGCAATGCACAAACATCTTTAATCCAGCTCATAACACTAAGTTCGTCCCAATGATTTTGTTTTAAATGTCCAAAAGAATAATATCCAGACCATCCTTCTACAGCTACAGCTATTCCTACAATTTCACCCTCTCCAATTAATGCGCCAGAGCCTCGTGTTTTTAACGTTGGGTCTCTAGTCTCTAAATCAATTGCTATGTACTTGTGGTCTTTTAAATCTGGAAAAGAAGTAGGACTGTTCCATTCTGTTTGAGCTTTTGGCATTATAAAATCAATGCTCCTAATATAATGCCAGTTGCAAAACATATTTTACGAGAGTGGTCTATCCACAATATCTCTAATTTAAATCTTAATTCATTAATCATTTGTAATCCCTTTCAATTATCATTTCTATAAAGTGTATTGCTTTTTCTAAGTCTTGTTTCTTTCCTTTGTCTCTATGTCTTATGATGTACTTTATAGCACACCCTTCTGGGTAAAGCAATTCGTTCTCAATTACAAACTTGCTTGGTTGTATTTTATATTTTTGGTAATGGTTTCCACCTATTTGTTTATCATATGTTTTCATAATACTATCCATATCCATGCCGAAGTCATGATTGTTAAAAATAATAAATCCATTGCTGCTGGGCTCATATTATTTGTTCTCCTATTTTATAATAATTTGCTGTCAGTGGAGCTAAGATATATAATCTCTGCATTGCTCTTGTTACACCAACAAAAAATAATCTATGTGAAGTGTCCGGATCTTCTAATGCTTTTTGTGATAACATTTCCGATTGTTTTTCTGTCCCATAATCCATGCATAGAATAATGTTTTCTCTTTCTCTACCTTTTGCACCATGTATCGTGGACAATTCTATTCTTGGATCTGTTGATAAATCATCTCCACTTTTTATAATACTTTTTATATATTTTTTAACATCGTCATCAAAATTAAGCTGTTGCCAATCACCCTCAATTAATAATCCATGATCCTTTTTTAAAATATCTAATGAAACTAGTTCATCACCTTTTAGTGTTTTACCACTAGCATAGCCATATTTTATATGTCCTTTATTGTAATTTAAATACTCCCATATTTTTTTAGCATCATCAATGTTTACTAGTTCACCTTGATTTAATTTAATCCAAGTTCTATATGCTTCTAATGTTTTTTGTGGCAAAATAGTATTTCCTTTACCAAAAATTCTTAATCCTTCTCTATAAAAATGTTCTGCAAATTCTTTTAACAATTTATTTGTTGTTGCTAAAACCATCCACTCTCCCTTACTAAAATTTATTTCTTCTAAAAAACAATTTTCTATAAACTCTCCTACTTGGTCCTTAGCATACCATTTTTTATCAACTCTTTTAGTTATGTGAGGTAGTATTTTTAATGCCTGTCTATGAACTGCTCTTGGTACCCTATAAGATTGTTCTTGATCGTCTCTTTCTCCTTCTAAATCTATAAAAGTATTAGATTCTGCACCTTGAAATTTAAAAATTGTTTGATCGTCATCCCCCGCAATGTAGGATCGTTTACAGAGAGCTTCTATGTAAAAAAACATTCTCCATTGTGAGGGATTTAGATCTTGGGCTTCATCAAGAAAAATAGCATCGAGAGCAAGATGCTTTTCTTCATCAACAAATAATTTAATCATGTCAGAAAATTCATACATAGTTGTTTTTCCTTTGTAATATTCAATATCTCGTTCTAATTGTTTAACAAAAAATATATCTACCGCACCCTCATGATACCTTAAATCGATACAAGCTTTTTCTAAAGTTATTAACTTAGCTCTAGAATAATTTATAACTTGCAAATTTCTATCTTGATTTATAGTGGCTCCATGTTCATTTATGTATGAGTCAAAATTTATGCCTGAGTAAACAGGATAAACGTTTTTAAACTGTTTCCATTTAATCCCTGTAAGAACTTGTTTTCTTGAAATAGCTAATTCTCTAGTACCCATTGCATGTAAAGTAGATATATATAAAAGTTCTACTCCAGGAAATACATCTTGAACTTTTTTTGATCCATCTAAAGCTGCAGCCTTAGTAAAAGTAACATAAGCTATTCTTTTTGGATCTGTGTGCAAGTTATTAATCTCTTCATTTAAATAATGATGCACTAGTCTATGTGTTTTACCTGTACCAGGAGGCCCCATTATTTTTTTTCTAATTACTGCCATGGTTCACTTTCCATTTCATATTTTTTTGTGCTTGGTTTATCTAGCATAAGGTGTTTCATTTCTAAAACCCTATGTGTTTTACCATCTATTTTTGGAGTAGATTCTTTTGCAAGAAATAAATCTTGCAACATTCTCA